CCCATTATGCGCGAGATTCTCGGCGCCGCGTTGAAGCTGCTGCTGTCGAAAGTCGAAGCGAGTACTGCGATATCGAGTCTTACGTCTGGCACTTCGCCGGCTACCTCGGCGTAGCGCCGTGGGACTTTACGCTCGGCGAACTGCGAGCGATGTACGAAAGTAAGCTATTTCACGATCACTATCACTACGGTGTCATCGTGGCGGCGATTGCGAACGCGTTTCGTGGTAGCGAGTCGCCGACGATTCGAGTCGAAGATATTTTCCCGGATGTTGTCGAGTACCTCGAGCGGTTCGGTGTTTGCGGTGACAACGAGTTGCCGCTACTAACTAAGGACGATCTAAAGTCGTGGCTAGCCCAGCAGAAATCCGAGCGGGTCGCGCGAGTGTCGAGCTGACGCTGACGGATCGATTGACCGCGGACCTCAACGCGGTTTCGCGCAAGCTCGCAACGTGGGGCGTTGCGCTGCAGGGTATCGGCGCATCGATACTCGCAGCGTTTCGGCCGGCGCTATCGGTCTTTCAAGAGCAGGAAGCGATAGGTGGCTGGGCGCTGCGACTGCGTACGTCGGTCGAGCAGTTCTCGAAGCTTACGTCGCTCTTTCGCGTTTGGAACGTGAGCGTTGACGAACTTGGCGCATCGCTCGAGAGTATGACCGCGAAGCTCGATGCGAAGGCGGTGGCCGAGTTCGGAGACGTGCTGCAAAATCTCGGCGTCATCTCGTTCGCACATCTACCGCTCCAGCAGCGACTCGAAATCGTACTCGAGGCGTTGCAGCGTATTCCGGACGAAACGCAGCGTGCGCGCATCGCAGTCGAACTTTTCGGCGATAAGGTCGGCATGTCGCTCGTTTTGATGGGCATGCTCTCGAACGACGCGAAGGAGCGACTTGCGAATCTAACTGCAACTACGAGCGAACGAGTGCAGCACGCCACGCAGGTCATGCAGTCGTGGCGCGAGATCACGGCTTCGATTTCTGCGGTCTGGTATGAGGTCGCTGCTGCGATTGCGCCAGTGCTGGAGTCGATCGCAGCGTGGCTGCAAAACGCGACTGCGAATCTCGTCGAGTGGGTGCGCGCAAACCAGGGCGCTGTCATTGCGATAGCAGCGTTTGCCGCAGGGCTCGTAACCGCCGGTAGTGCGCTACTTGCTTTCGCAGGCATCGTGAAACTCGTTTCGATCGCGATTGGCGTTTTTAGCGCGCTCCTCGCCGCGGTCAAGCTCGTGCTTCTCGCGATCATGAGTCCGATTGGTCTCGTTGTTGCCGGTGTTGTTGCGCTTGGCGTGGCCGCGGTCGCGAGCGGCAACAACACGATCGAGAAGTTCCGCGAACTCAAAACTGACTTGCAGGGACTCGCGACCGATTGGTCGAATTCGATAAAAGCGATCGTGGCTTCGATAAAGTCCGGCGATATCGAGACCGCGTTCAACATACTCGTAAAGGCGTTAGAACTAACGTGGGCCACGTTGATTCGATCGTTGAAGCGCCTGTGGTGGTCGTTTGTGCGTGACATCTTCGAGTTCTTCGCGAATAATCCGTGGGTGCTGCCGCTCGTCGGTGGTGGTGCGGGTCTCCTTATCGGGGGGCCCGCCGGTGGCCTTGTTGGTGTTGGTGTCGGTGCGCTCGGCCAAGGTGCGCTTTTACTGAACGCGGAAGAGATCGATAAATTCCTTAGAGATAAGATCGAAAACGTCGATCGCGCACGCGTCGACCAACTGCGCTGGGAACTCGAGCAAATGATCCTGCAAGCGCTGCGACGCCAACAACAACAGCAAGAGCAGCAGGGTCCACCGAAAGGTCGCGTCGCAGCGATGGAGGCGGTTTTCGTACCGAAGGAAGATCTCGCAAACATGCTCGCGATCGGCGAAGCGCGCGGTACGTTTACGGCGTTTGCGGCGCGACAGCAGTTCGCGTTCGGCACGCGAACGCAGAAGCGTCAAGAAGATTTACTCGCGGATATTCTAAAGGAAGTGCGAAGAGTGCAGCAAGGCGTTCAGGACAACATGAAGGTAAAGTAGTATGCCGCATCTTCTTTTCAAAATCAACCCCGACGAGCTTTCGCTTTCGTATAATCGCACGAGTTATCGAATCAACGTGCACGCGATCGATTATCCTAATGTGATCTCGGTCGCGAACGCAATCTATACGTACACGCCTCCGATCTTTCTTGGCCTTACGCGATCGGACGTAGATATTCGCGCGAACGAAGACGGTCGAACCTACGATGTCGCGATCACGTACTCCGCGGAGCCGAGCGACGAAGCGGTTGACGCGAGTCCGCCGTCGGCGACGAAGTCTGCGCCGGCATCGGATACGGTCGATCTCTCGTTCGGCTACTCGATCTCCGCAGAGGCGCAGCAGATTCACGTTACGAGTGCGATCTCGCAGGGTCGTGTTGGTGCGGGTAACGCGACCGCGAGCGGAACGAATCTGCAGTGCGTTGCGTTCTCGGAAGTAGTCCCCGATGGCATCGGTGCGAACCCTGCGCACGAAGGTCGAACGATTTTCGTGACCGGCGGTCCGTCGGTGTGGACGTACGGTCCGTATCGGATCGTAGCGCTAAACGGCGCACGCTGGGTGCTCGATCGTAATCCCGCGCCAGTCGGCGCGAGTGGCGGCGTGTGGACAATGCCAGCCGATGCGCCGGACTTCGAGAACGCAATCAACGTCTCCGAAGATTCGATCGAGGGCTGCGATATCGCTGCTCCGTCGCTCTCATTCGAGCGGCGTATCACAATTCCAGTCGTGAATGTCGCTTACATTCAAACCGTGATGCGTCTAATAGGCAAAGTCAACAAGAAGAAGTTCTACCACTTCGAGCCGGGCGAGGTCCTCTATCTCGGCTGCGTCGCGGATAAAGAGAACGCGAGTGCGTGGAAAGTTACGCATAAGTTCCGAGTCGAGCGCAACCAGCGAAACGTTCGCATCACGAAGGAGATAACGGTGCCATTGAAGCGTGGCCACGACTATCTCTGGGTCAAGTATCGCCCGGTGACGCGTTGGGGCATGGTCGTCCAAGAACCGGTCGCGGCGTACGTCTCGGTCGTCTACGAAGAGGGCGACTTTAGTCTACTCGGTATCGGAACGTGAGGTGCGATCGTGAGCGATCCGTTATCGTTCGTTTCTCCCGGTGATCCGATCGGTGAGCTCGCGCGCGCCGATCGGATCAATCTTCTCATCGAGTCCGCGCGGCGCGTCTTGCGACCGCAGACATCGCCGAGCGATATCGAGAAAGAGATTTTCCGCGCACTGCAACCGCATAATATCGTTTACGTCAAGACGCCGATACCGGCACGCGAATACACGATCTGGCGCATCGCTGGCAACCTCACGTCACCGAGCGCGCTCCTCGCACCGCAAGCGTATCGAGTCGAAGCGCCCGAGGACTCGTGCGACCCGTTCGTCGTGCTCGTCGAGCCGTCGGACGGCGTTACGCTTGCGCGTGCGGCGGTGAGCGGCGTCGTCTTCGGTTACGTTCTCGGGCAGGGAAAGTACGCGCATGCGATTCCCGGCGATCCGTATTTTCTCGAAGCGGACGACTACGGACCGGCGCGCATTCTTTATCGCGCAGGCAACTACGCGCTACTTCGACTTGGCGACTCGCGACATCAACGGCGATGCAAAAAGCTAAAGACGGACGAATACGGTTACGCGTACTATGGTCCTTACGGATTCGAGATCGAGGACGAAGAAGAGCGAGACGAAGACGAAGAGCGGCAGTGCATCGACTGTCTCGCTAAGCTCTGCGTTGTTCGCGACTACTCGGGCGCGATCGTCGATATCTTCTACGAGGACACAAGCGGCAACCGTGTGCGTGTTCCGGATTGCACGAGTGCGCCGTATGGCGATGGCGGCAGCAGCGGTGGCGGCGGAGGATGCTGTCCGTCGGGCGACAGCGAGTACGTACTCGAATACGACTTCGTCGTGTTCGGAAGTACGTTTTCCGGAGTGAGCTACTCTTTGGGTTGGGTGGGAGAAATTATAGGATGGTCGTTTACGATACCTAATCCGCCGTGCGATAACGGACCGCCTCCAGTGTACCTGTTTGTGTACTTTTCTGCGCGTTGCGAGAACGGTAGCATTTATCCTTCGGTTACACTAGTGTGCGGTACTCCGTTTTGCACTCTAAATCCCAGTGACTTCGAGGTAACGGTAACAGGATGCCCCGGTAACCCGACGATTTATCTCACGATTCTCCCCGGTCGTTGCGCATCAGGTTCGTTCGTACTTAGGCCAGCCTAAGTCGAGGTCGTTATGCTCGATCCGCTCGCGAACGTTCACGACCACACCGGCGATCGAAAGTGGGCGCACTGTCCGAATACGATTCGCGCTCACTACGAGGCGCTTGATCGCGTAATTGACCTCGCGCACAACGAACCGTACACTGGCCACGACTTCGACTTCGGAGTCGTTTACGTCGGTGGCGGTCGATATTGGCCTGGCATCGTAGTCGGTGTTCGACTATTGCGTCACGTCGGCTATCGCGGACCGATCGAAGTCTGGCGTGGTCACTACGCAGACGAAGAACCGATTCGCGAATCCGATCTAGACGGCTACGACGTTCGCATCGTCGATGCACGCGAAGTTGCGAAGACGACGCGGCCACGTATTCTTCGCGGCTGGGAAGCGAAGCTGCATGCGATCCGGCACACGAGGTTTCGTCGTGTACTTTTTCTCGACGCGGACGCGTACTGCGTCGTCGATCCGACGCCGTACTTCGATCGCTTTTCGGACTTCGCGTTTTGGAGCGAAAATCGACAGAATATCCGCTGGCACTACGTCTGGCCTTCGCACGATCGACGCGACGTAGTCGGCGTGCAAGGCGGTCAGTTTTTCGTTGATCGCGAGAGCTCGTGGCCACTCGTTGTCATTGCGGATTGGATTTGCCAGCATAGCGACTTCTACTTCCAGCATCTCTACGGTGATCAAGACGCGTGGCGACTCGCGATTGCGATTACGGAGTCGCCGTACACGATCGTTGGGCCAGCGACGTGGCAGCATCCCGCGTTCGTGTGCTCGCTCGACAATCGAAGGTTCGTAGTGCATCGTCCGGTCTCGAAGCTCTTCCGCGCATGCGATTGGAATGCTCGCGACTGCACAGTCGATTTCGCGCCGCATTTACCGTTCGAGACGTTCGTGTGGCGCGAGTTCGCAAAATTCGCCGAACACGAAGTCGAGGAGTGCGAACCTGCATTCACAAGTCTCTATCGACGTGGCGCGACGCGTGTCTTCGACTCGCCATCGGTGGACGATCGTACATATCTTGCATGCATTGAGACTTTAGCTAAGACGCACAGTTGGACTAAGATTGTCGATCTTGGGTGCGGCAACGGTCGGATCACGAAGGAGATCGCGCGTCGAACCGGAGTCGAAGTCGTTGGTCTCGACTGCGTGCACGAAATACTACCGGAGAGCGACCTATCGAATCTTCGCTTCGAGTACGCGAACGCGTTCGAGATCGACTCGATTCCCGATGGCGATGCGTTACTCGTGAAGGACGTTCTCGCGTACTGGCCGTTTGCACACGTCCGCAGTTGGTTGCGCGAAGTCATGACGCAATCGAAGTGGCGACACGTCGTGATCACGAACGATGTCACGCAGTTCCCGTCCGAGATGCCGTTCGGCCGACACCACGGGATCAACCCCGAGCTTTGCGATTTTTTGCATGAGATCGCGCATGTGCAAATTCGCCTAGAAAACAAGGCAATTTTGCTGATTTTCGTTCGATGAAACGTCATCGTTTTTGATGACGCAACTACAAAAAAATCGGGTACGAGGTAAGCTACGGTTGCGGGTTCCAGGAGTTGTGCGAAGTGTGGAGGCGTTTCGATGAAACCGGTTCGCGAAGTCGAGAAGTTACCGCCGCGAGTTATGCTTTACGGTGTCGAGGGCATCGGCAAGACGACGTTCGGTGCGTCGGCACCGAAGCCGATCTTCGTGCTGACGGAAGACGGCCTCGGCGACCTTGATGTCGAGCACTTTCCGTTAGCGAAGTCGTACGACGATGTACGTCACGCGCTCTGCTATGTACGTGACGAGGCACACGACTTCGAGACGATCGTGCTGGACTCACTCGATTGGCTCGAGCGACTCATACACGATTACGTGTGTGCGGAACACAACGTTTTAACGATCGAACGCGTAGATGGCGGTTACGGTCGCGGCTACGTGGCAGCGCTCAAAGTCTGGCGCGAGGTGATCGGAATTCTTGACGAGATTCGCGCACAGCGGCGGATGATTGTGATCGGCATCGCGCATGCGAAGGTCGAGCGATTCGAGGACCCGGAGTCGCCGGCGTACGATCGTTATTCGCCGCGACTGCATAAAACGTCAGCTGCGCTCGTAACCGAGTGGATGGACGCAGTACTCTTCGCGCACTGGCGCTTCGCTGTCAGAACGGAGACGGGTAATTTCGGAAAGACCCGTGGTGTCGCGGTCGCATCGCGAACGGACTGCGAGCGCGTTATTCGCGTTACCGGCGGGCCGACGTGTGTGGCGAAGAATCGGTACGGACTTACAGGTGAACTTCCGCTTAGTTGGGACGAATTTGCGAAGGCGATCGGTTACTAAGAGAAAGGAGAGAAGCGATGGCGCTACTACCCGAAGAGTTCGATGCGTCGAGTGTACCGACTCGATTCGGCATGCTGCCCGAAGGCCGCTACGTAGTCGCGATCACGAAGACCGAGATTCGTTCTTCGATGAGCGGCACGGGCCAGTATCTCGCGGTCGAGTTTACTGTGCAGGAACCCGCAGAGTATCTCGGTCGAACGGTTCTCGTGCGTGTAAACGTTTTCCACGATAACCCAATCGCTCGCGAGTACGCGAAGGCCGAGTTGGCCGCGATCTGCACGGCGTGCGGAAAGACGAAGATTTCGGATACGGACGAGCTTCTTCGTTCGCTACTCGTTATCGATCTTCGTTATCGATCGTCTCAGGACGGTACGCAGTATCCACGAGTCGTGAACTACTATCCGTATCGACTTCCGGAACCGAAGTTAGGCGAGACTAAGGAATCAATACCGAAACCACCGCGGCGTGGCAACGCACAGCGATGACATCGTAATGCCACCGAAGCGTAGAGTCGAGCTTGTACTTCCGTATCCGCCGTCGGTGAATTCCTACTGGCGGCACGCGCGGGGTCGTCACTATCTCTCGCGTGCCGCGAAGAACTATCGAGAGCTCGTCGTGCTTTCGATTCCGAAAGACGTGCGATTTGATCGCGAAGTCGAAGTTTTCGTCGAAGTGCGACCGCCGGATAATCGACGGCGCGACATCGATAACGTTCTCAAGGCGATCCTCGACGTGCTCGAGTTTACGGGTCTGATCGCGGACGATTTTCTCGTATCGCGGATCGAAGTCATTCGTGGCGAAGTGGTACCGCGTGGAGAGTGTCATGTTGTCGTCAGCGAAGTACGGTAACTTGCACGCCGCAATTCGCTACGCAGAGCTCGGTTACGAAGTGCTGCCGGTCGTGGCGGGTGCGAAGAATCCGCTCACGGAGCACGGCGTTCGCGATGCGACGCTCGATACGAAGACGATCGAGTCGTGGTGGACGCGTTGGCCGAACGCGAATATCGGCGTCTCTGCTGCGGGCCTCGTCATTATCGATATCGATTCGAAAGGCGATGCGCGCTGGCCCGAAGACGAAGAGCGTGCATGCGAACTCGTCGAGAGTGCGCGTGCGATTTCGGTGACGCCGTCGGGTGGTCGTCACTTTTTCTTTCGCAGGCCGGACGGCGTTTCGTGGCGATGCTCGGTACGCAAGCTCGCGGCCAACGTTGACGTGCGCACCGACGGCGGCTACGTCGTGGTACCGCCGAGCAAGTTACTTGCTGGTGCGTACGTGTGGCTCGAAAGTAAAGAACTCGATACCGCTAAGGAGTTTCTCTCGATACCACCGAAGTGGTTGTGCGATCTACTCGATGAACGAGAACGAGAATACGCATCGAAAGTAAATAAATCTGCACAGTTAGATGAGACGCGAGTTATTGAGGAGGGCACGCGAAACGACGTTCTTTTTCGGATCGGTGCGAAGTTGCGTTCGATCGGTTTCGACTTCGAGGAGATTTACTCGGCGCTATCGGTCGTGAATCGAAGACGATGTAGGCCACAGCTCGATGATGTCGAGGTGTGGCGTATTGCGGAATCGGCATCGCGGTACGATGTCAACGCGATCGAGGCTGCGCTAGTCGAATGCCGTTACGTACAGATCGTCGAGAGCGAAAAGATCGAAGACGAGGTCATCGAGTTTGCGAAGCCGAGCGAGGAGTTCGTGGAGCGAGCACCTGGCATTTTGGCCTCGATTTCTAGGTATATTCTCGACACCGCGTATCGACCGCAGCCGATGCTTTCGCTTGGCTCCGCGCTCTCGTTCGTGAGCGTACTCTGCGGTGCACACTACGTTGTAGACGAGTATGGTACGACGACGAATCTCTACTGTGTCGGTGTCGGGCCATCGGGATGCGGTAAGGAGCGAACGCGGCAAGCGATTCGCGATATCGCGAAGGCGTCGGGAGTACTCGAGCTAGTTGGCCCGGAGGACATCGCGAGCGGTTCGGGACTACTGCGCGCACTCGAGCGAAGTCGTGCGCAGCTCTTTCAGCTTGACGAGTTCGGACGATTTCTTAGTACGACACATAACGCGTATTCGAGTCCACATCTCTATAACGTGACCACACTACTTTTGAAGCTCTATACGTCTGCGAACGTAGTCTTTACTGGAGTCGCGTATGCGGACGTAGATAAGACGCGAGTTATCGATCGACCGCACGTCGCGCTATGGGGCACAACGGTGCCTGAAGATTTCTTTCGTTCGATCTCGCGTTCGTCGATAAAGAGCGGTCTTCTTTCGCGGATTCTTCTTTTCGAGAATCGTGATCGCACGACGCATCAGCGACCGACGGATCGGACGGTGCCGCGCGAGATCGTCGATTTCGTTCGTTCTCTCGGGAACGTAGTCGTAACGTATTCGCGGCCAGCGGGTGCGATTTTCGACTCGTATCTCGAGAAGTTTGAGGAGTACGCGTTACGAGTACGCGAGCCGTATTCGTCGCTATGGGCGCGTGCGTACGAAGCGGCGAGGAAGCTTTCGATTATCGGCGCGGTTGCGGAGGGCAACGTAGTCGTACGAGATTCGGTCGCGCAGTGGGCCTGCGAGCTTGCGGAGGCGATCGTAGGTCGAACGATAACCGTGGTCGCGCGGAAGCTTGCGGAGAGCGCATTCGAGGCGAAGCGGAACGAGATACTCGAGTTTATTCGCGAGCGTGGCGTAGTAACGAAGACGGAACTCTGCTCGCGGTTTCGCGGGATTCGGCCGTCGGAGCGAGACGAGATTTTACGTTCGCTCGCCGAGGAAGAGGAGATCGAGGTCGAGGTCGGGTCGCGTATCGGCGAGCGTGGCCGGCCGAAGACGATCGTTCGCTATCTCAGCCGTCAGCGGTCGTGACCGCGGGGGTTTTTCTTCTATTTTCTGCAGGTTTTTTCGCAGGGTCGTTTTGCAACGAAATCCGAGACGCAAGCGTTTACGCAATAAGGAGTTACGACGGCAAAGGGCATTTATTTGTAAACTTTCCACCCCCCTTAAATAAGACCCCCCGGAAGCGGGGTCGCGGGTGCGAAAAAACGGTATCGGGGGTTGCACGGGGCGAACGTCGGAGGTAGACTGAAGGTGCCACCTCCGAAGCCTCGCAGGGCCCGGCGCTTAGGCGCGTAGCGGGTTCGCGGGGGAGTACTGTCCGCGTATCGCTTCGCTCTTCGCGGACGATCTTTTTCTTTTCGATTAACGAAAGGAGGTACGCGATGCGTGCGCGATTCCAATCGGATCTCGTTCGCGATCGACTTCGCGCGATACGGTCGATCGTACGCGAGGTCGTACTCGAGCGTCGGATCGTTTTCGTGGAGGCTCGCGATGGGAAGTTATCGTTTTCGACGCGTAGCGGTATCGCAATCGGCGAGATTCGGTTCGATGCCGACGATAAGAAGGTCGTAATCGAAGAGGAGGGCGCAGCGGCGTTCGATGCGAACGAGTTCGTATCGTCGATCGATCGCGCCGCGGGCGAGGTCGTAGAGATCGCGAATGGCCCGGATCGAGACTATATTCGCTTCACGGCGACGGAGTACGCGTTTCCACGTGCGTGTGTCGCTTCGCTCCCACATGTCGCGCATTCGGATCACGATCGAGTTAGCGTTTCGTCTTCGGAGTCGCCGGTCGTTCGTTTCGCGTTCGAGCTCGAGGGTATTTTCGCTCGCACGGTTTTCGCGTCGAAGTCGAGCGTGCAGTCGAAGTCGCGGTTCGTTCTTTATCGAAGCGGAGCGAGTGGCCTCGTCGTTTTCTCGACTGACGAGAAGCGATACGCGATCGTTCGCAGTCGCGTGGATGCAGACACGGAGTCGAAGGTTTTAGCGTATCTCGATTACGATTCTGCGGTGCTTGCGCACTCGTTCCTCGACTCTTCGGACGAGCGGGTAGAGGTAGGCGTGGATACGAACGGCTGGCTTGTGCTGGCGGGTGAGTCGTTTAGCGTTGGCCTTGCGACGTTATCGGTACCGAATAACGGCCATCGCTTTCTCGATTTCGATCGCAAGTTTCGCGCTCGTGTGCATCGTGCGGCCACGATCCCTTACGAGTCGTTCGTTCGGGCGTATCGGAGTATCGAGCCGGTTATATCGAAGGAGTGGCGCACGATCGGGTTCGAGTTCGGCGAGTCTTCGGTTACGCTTTCTGCGACTTCGGATCTCGGCGTGTCTGCGAAGTCGCGAGTCGATTTCGAATCGATAGTGCCTACGAATTTGCGAACCACGATCTATCTCGACTCGAAGTACGTAGGCGATTTTCTTGCGGCGGTGCGCAGGGTCGTATCCGCGGAGGCGCTCGAATCGACGAAGATCGTATTCGAGCGCGAGGAGGATTCGAAAGGTATCGTATTCTTCGGAATCGAGTCGGACGACTGGCGTTACGGGATGATGGCGATTAGTCGAGACTAAGGAGTAGCATCGATGTCCAAAGACGTTTTCACGACGGGCGAGGTCGCGAGGATATGTCGGGTAGCCCCGAAGACGGCTTTTAAGTGGGTCGTTTCGGGATTGCTCGAGGGTTATCGTTTACCTGGGAGTCGGGATTGGCGCGTCACTCGAGAAAGTTTAGTTCGATTCCTCGAGGAGAACGGTATACCGTTGCGTTGGCTTGACGAATTCGCGAATGAGAATTCGAAGGATCGTCGCGTTTCGCTTCGACCTCGTGAAGCAGCGAAGGCGTTGGGCATATCTGAGACTACTCTTTGGCGGTGGACTAAGTTTGGGATCATTCCACACGTTCGCGTTAGTCTAGGGCGCCGAGAGATAGTTCTTTATCCGCTAGACGAGTTGAGGGCGTGGTTAGCGCATCAGTCGCAGACGCGAGTTAACGGTAAGGAACCGAAGTAAACGAAGACCGGCCGGTCGTGGGAGGATCAACCGGCCGGTTCCAACCCGAAGGGAGAACAACGATATTATCGTAGAACGCAAGTCTCCTTTCGGCAAGTCGAGTTTTCTACGAAAGGAGCGAAGTCGATGCAGCGGAAAGACGTTTTCACGACGGGCGAAGTGGCGAAGATATGCCGGGTAGGCGTCAGTACCGTTTTGAAATGGTTTAACTCCGGGCGCCTCAAAGGATATCGCATGCCCGGAAGTCAGGATCGACGTATTCCTATAGAGAATTTAATTCGATTCATGAAAGAGCATGGAATTCCGTTGCGCGGTCTCGAGGATTATTTTCGGTATAAGGTTCTCCTCGTGGCCACGGATTCGACGTTCGATCGTTTACTTCGCGAGTCGATTTCGAAGATCGAGGACTATCGTTTTAAGTACGCATCGAGCGTTTTCGAGTTCGGTGCGCTCGTGGCTACGATTCGACCGGACGTAATCGTTCTCGATTTTTCTCTAGGTCGCCGCGAGTCGATCGAGATTGTTCGCGACTTGCGCAAGGACGATGCTTACGCGGCTACGTTGATCATTGGCTTGGCGAGCGAAGACGAAGCGGAACCGGAGCAGCTTCTCGAGTACGGCTTCAACGTCGTATTCAAGAAGCCGCTCGATGTCGCGGTTATCGCGAAGCGTATCGAGATCGAGAAGGAGGTGCAGAGATGAGCGACAAAAAAAATTCGTATCCGCAGGATGATCCCCGACCGGATAGCCCGCCCTTTCTGTTAGCCATCTTGATTGCTGCACGCAAAACCGGGGATGAGCTACTGGAATCCCTCGCTCGGGACTGGCTGGCCGAACAAGGCATTCATGTAGTGTTTACCGATCAACTGGAGTCGACGGAGGAAACGAATCGAGACCGATAAGGAGACATAAGCGTGAACGGCAAGCTCGTAGTCGGCGATTGCGTCGAAGCGATGTCGCGGTTACCCGCGGAGTGCGCCGATCTGATTTTCGCCGATCCGCCGTTCAACATCGGATACGAGTACGACATCTACGACGATCGTCGATTGCGAGACGAGTATCTCGCGTGGGCCGAAGAGTGGCTGCGCGCTGCGATTCGGTTATTGAAACCGACCGGATCGTTCTGGCTGGCGATCGGAGACGAGTATGTCGTGGAGTACAAGATTCGACTCGATTCGCTCGGTCTGACGATGCGAAACTGGATCGTGTGGCATTATACTTATTCCCGGTGGTGCGCGAAGCGATTTGCGCTTTCGCACGCGCACATTCTCTTTTACGTTCGCGATTCGAAGCGGTACACGTTTCACGCGGACAACGTGCGTGTGCCGAGCGCACGGCAGATCGTTTATCGGCATTCGAAGGCGAAGCCTTGCGGTCGCGTTCCTGACGACGTATGGGTTCTGCGTCCGCAAGAAACATCGGAGCATTTTCGACCGGAGCACGACGTGTGGTTCGAGCCGCGAGTTTGCGGCACATCCTCCGAACGCGTCGCGCATCCGTGCCAGATGCCGGAGGCGATACTCGAGCGTATCATTCGTGTGGCGACGAATCCCGGCGATCTCGTAGTCGATCCGTTCGCCGGGAGTGGCACTACGTTGGCGGTGGCGAAACGACTAGGCCGTCGTTTCTGGGGCTGCGAGTTATCGCCGCGATACGCGGGCGTAATCGTCGAGCGATTACGAGGCTTGTTCGGCGACGAGATCGAGGTAGAATATCTTCGGTCGCAGCGAGAGGTGAACGTGCTGCGTGCCGAGCCTAGTTGAGCGCCGGTCGGTTAGGAGAGGGGCCGACCGGCGTGTTTTTTTTCCAACTCGGAGGGTAGAGCGATGTCGAAAACGAGTGCGCATCGATTCGTTATCGAGAGTACGCAGTTCGCAAATCTTGAGCGTGCGTTATCGGTCGCGTTGCCGGCAGCGAAATCGTTGGGCGTCGATGCTGGCATCTTTTGGCTGCGCTATTCGATTTTCGCGGCAACGCCGTACGCTTCGATTGGACTTGCGAGCTGCGATCTCGAGCTCGAAGAGTTGCCGGAGTGCATCGCGATTTCGCAGCTCGCTGCGAGGGCATTTCTTTTCGAGTTGCAAACGCATCGCGTTCGTTATCTCGAGAGGATCGACTTCGTGGCTACGCGAGACCGAGTCGTCTTTTCGTTCGAGTACGATCGAAAGTCGAAGTCGAGTACGCCGCCGTTGTTCTCGCGTTATTCGAGTTCGTGGCGCCCGCGGACGACGCCGCGCGAGTACTACGAGTTACTGACCGCGCATCGACCTTACTTCGAGTGCACTCTAGCGACGAGAGAGATACGAAAGAAGTTGCGAGGCCACGAGGATTACGGCTACGTCGTACTCGAGGATTTTCCGGACGTTATCTCGCACGTTACGGTAAGTCGTTCTCTTTTAGTCGCGTTTCTCGAGGCAGCGAAGGACGAAGACACGACGTTTCGACTCGAGTACTACGAAGGTCAGCGTTGCGTCGTCTGTCGTGCTGGCGATGTGATTGCGATCTTATCCGTAATCGACTAGTGCGAGGTTCGCTATGCGCGTTTACGTTCTCGGTCGATCGATCTTAGACGAGCGCGAACTCGAACGATTCTTGCGCGATCACGGCATCGCGTGGCCGCGTGACAATGCGATGTCATCTAATCTCCCTGGGCCCAGGGAAAATGGTGACAGTTCGACGTCAGTAGTTTCGTCTGGGCCCGGGGAAAGTAATGACAGTTCGATGTCAGCGGTTTCGTCTGGGCCCGGGCGGATTTGTGACAGCGAGGTGTCAGCGGAGGTGTTGTGTGAGGTGGCCGGTCGAGTTTGCTACATGTCGTTCGCTCGACCGCGTCCCGGTGGCAACCGGGCGTATCTTGAGCACATTAAGGAGTCGGGGCACGGCTCGGTGCTGGAGCACGCTGTGTGGAACCTGTTGATCACGGGCGTCAGTCGTAGTCTCACGCACGAACTCGTGCGACACCGCGCCGGTTTCTCGTATTCGCAACTCTCGCAGCGTTACGTGGACGAGTCGAACGCAGGGTACATCGAGCCGGACATCATCGCATCCGACGCCGAGTTGCACGTCGTGTGGTCGAAGGCGGTTCGATGTGCGCATGAAGCCTATAACCAACTCGTTCGACTTATCGAAACGAAACTAAAAGATCGGTCATTCGCATCGCGGTGGCTGCCGTCGTACGCTACGGCAACGGATCGCAGGAAGTTAGCTCGGCAGGCGGCGCGCAGCGTTTTGCCGAACGCCACGGAAACGAAGATCTTCGTCACGGCCAACGCGCGGGCGCTGCGTCACTTTCTCGAACTGCGGGGCAGTCGGCAAGCTGAACCGGAAATCCGCAAGCTAGCCAACATCTTGCTCGAGGTCCTTCAACGAGAATCGCCTCATCTGTTCGGCGACTATCGGCGAATTCCACTGCCCGACGGCACATTCGAGATCGTCACCGACTACCGCAAAGTGTAACCACGTACACCACGAAAACGATGTACGCGCGTACACGATTTTCGTAGTTTTCGACGCCGTGGAGAGCTGCCGCGGAATTTTTTGAAAAATTTTTTCGCCGCAAGTGCCTAGAAAACTAGGCACTTACGTCGATCGGCGAATTTTTTTCGATTTTTCTGCTTGACGCCTTGCGGACGGCGTATTAAGATACCGGTGACGACAACGAAGAACGGTAGCGAGGTAACGAGTAACCCGAAAGGAGAACGACGATGAAGCACATGCGACACAGCTATCACAAGGCGACCGGATGGGCGACTCGTCCGAATTGCGGCCGCGGGCTTTACCTAACGAAGGCCGGAAAGTGGATCAGCGTAGTTGTCTATTGGAAAGGCGTCTGCAAGGACGGTAAGGCGCGGGCCAAGGTCGGTTTTCCAGGTAAGGGGCCTAGCGACGATTTCTGGGTCGACGCTGAGCGATTGAAGACGTACGACGCGGGGCAGGCGACTCGAGATTGGAAAGACGATAACGACATTTTCGATTGACCGTAACGATACCGACTGGCCACGGATGGCCCTACTGCAGTGATGCCGAAAGGCGATAGCGTTTTACAACCCGAAGGGAGGTCTTACGATGGACGCGAAGTACGTACGTACGAAAGACGGTCTTTACTTACTGCAGGTCGAATCCGAAATCCTTTTTCCGAAGTGGAAATTCGCTCTTTGTGACGAAGAAATGGCCTGGGAAGGCGGCTTCGGTATCGCTAACGAGTGGAAAGTCGTTTCTGCCGACGAAGTACCGGAAGATATTCGACGCAAACTCGAGCTTGTGCGCGAGGAACTCGAAGAAATCGAAGTCGAAAAGACGATCGAAGATTAGATCGGAGAGCGAGCGATGCCGAGGTCACTAGCGCGCTACGAGCGAGCGTACACCGAGTTGCTTTCGCGCTACTTAGTCGGCCCGCTCGCGAAGTATCGCGAAGTCTCGGGCCTGCGACTCGACGCCGAGGGCGTATTCCACTTAGTCCTGCCTAACCGCCACGGCGACCTCGTTCTTTATTCTTGTCCGCATCGCGACGGGCGCATCGTAACCGAAGATCGAATACCCGGGCAGCGCATTTCGCTACGTGCCGCGGTCAACCACGACGGCTGGGATGTTGCGGTATGGGTTGAACGTATCCTACTCGATAACCAGTTTGCGGCGAGCGAGGTAACGATGCCGAGTTAGTTGCGACTAACTAAGGAGGAATTGCGATGAAACCGTTTTTCGTGAGAACGGTTTTCGGAGATTACTTACTTCGAGTCGAGGACGCACACGCGCCGGGCGGATTCGCCTTACTCGATCCGAACGGTCGCCCTTGGGACGGCGCTTTCGCCTGGGATTCGTGGACCGTTGTGCCGGACGACGAAGTGCCGGTCGAAGTACGAGGACGATTCGAGAAACTATTGCGAAGCGAATCCGAGTCGCTGTAACGCCGGAAGGAGGTTCGCATGCCGAGAAGACTTAGTTGGGACGAAGTATCCGCATGCATCGACCGCGAATCGGTCGAGCGATACGGTCGCTATTTACGCGGCGTCGTCGAAGGCGAGACTTACGTTCCGAAGGCGACCACGACGCCGAGCCTCGTGAATCGCACGATCGTGCTCGGCGTGGTCTACGACTGGTGTCGGCATCGCTATCGGCACCGACCTTTCGCCGTCGTTATCCGCGCATTCTCGTGGTGTGCGCGATTCTGCTATCCTTTTCATCCCGTCTTCGCTCGTTTCGGTATCGAGAGCGAAGACGTAATCGAAGCGCTCGAGTGGATCGCGACCGACTCGTATTCGTTTCGTTTCGCGCCAGCGAGCTACGGTGTTACGATCGTTAGCGAGCATCGAGACGGCGATCGTCGAGCGCGGCACTATTTCACGCCAGTGCCCCTCGTGGCCCCGGGTATCGACGACCCGACCGCGGTGCCGTTTCGACTCCGCATGGCGACGCGACTCGTAATGGAGGCCGCACTTCGCGCGATCTGCGTGGTCGATGACGACGGCAACTACGACGAGATCGCGATCCGCGCAACTGTGCGCGATCTCCTCGAGGTCGCAGCACCGCTCGCAACTCCGAACTAGATTCGCGATCGAATGCGCGGGTCGCTGTCACGCCGGTGACAGCGCGGTGACATGACTACGTTATGCCCGGAGTTGCCGGGCTTTTTTCATCGACTACGAGGGGCAACGATGAAACGACGACCCAGCTATCGACTCCTCGACGTTTTCGGCAACGTCGTCTATACTTCGTCTAGCTTTCGCTATACGATTCGAAGGCTCGCGCAATCGCTCGTCAAGCCGATTATCTACTCGGCGCAAGGCCGACGACATGTCGTTTTCTACCTCGAAAACGGTGTAGTGAAGTGTTGTGTCGGCAACTTCGGCGAGTCACGTAAAAGCGTCGAAGAACGCGTGATTCGCTTATTCCGCGCAGCCGATGTCGCACGTCGTGTGCGACGCCACGTCTAGTCGATTTTCTCTAAACTCTTCTTGCTTCGACTTCGTCTCTTAGGTTAGACTAACTACGGGGCGAGGTCGTGAACGAAGCTGCTCTCGGTGATACGCTACGCGAGATTCGCGTGGCCGCAGGCGCGGTCCGCGAATCGTCTACGAAAATTGCGACCGCGGTCGAACACGCAAGTAGCGCTGCAATCTCCGCGGCATACTTCGCCGGAGTGCGCGACGGATGTGTTGCGTGTACGATCGTGTTGGCGTTGCTGTACTTTGTTCTGACTCGCTTTAGACGGTAGGTGTAGTCGCGGGTCCTTCCTGGGTCCCGCGCGAAACCGGTGGCCGGCGAGCAGCTTCGAAAATTGATTAGTCCGTCTTCGGAGGAACGATTTCGATGCGCATTTCGATTCCCGAGCCGTGGCGATCGATTCTTGTTGCGGTCTTGACCGCGTTACTCACAGTTATTGGCGGTGGCACCGCGGTTCACTTTGGTTGTGTGCGCGTACCGCCGCAAGACGAGAAGCGCGGTGACAAGGAGAAGTCACCGCGGCCGGACGACGACAAACCGGCGGCGAATCCGTGCGACGCGATCGCGAAGATTATTATGACCGGCGGCTACTGCAGTGCGACGATCGTAGGTCCGAAGCGTGACGACGGTAGGTGGTATCTCGTGAGTGCGGCGCACTGTCATCGCCGCGTCGGCGAAGAGGTGACGGTCGTGTTGCGCAACGGCATCTCGTTCGGCGCGCGTGTCATCGCAATCAATCGCAAGTCCGACTGCTCGATCTTACTGACGGACGATCGTCACGACAAGCTGCCGTGGTTACGCGTTGCGGAGTCGTACGGGGTCGGCGATAAGGTCTTTCACTGCGGTTACGGCGTGCATATTCCGGGCAATCGCGAGGACGGCTACGTCGTAGCGAAGGAGAACGCCGACCTTCAGGTTCGCTATCGCTTATCGGTTTCGCAGGGCGATAGCGGCGGTGGGATTATCGCGACATCGACTGGCGAACTCTTGTCGCCGGTCTGCTGTACGACTCGCTTGAACGGCGTCGGCGACGTGTGGGGCGCCTCACCGCGAGTTATTCGTTCGATGCTGACGCACCCGGCGCACTACTCGGACGATCTAAAGCCGATTGCGATGCCAGTGCGTGACTTAGGAGAGACTAAGAGCGATGGCAGCTAGGACGATCGAAGAGTACGCGTGTGAAGTCGCCGACGATTCGCTGCGTCGGCGACGTGTTATTTTGCGTGCTCGTGAGATCGGACCGCTGCCTGAGGTTGCGCATCCACGTCGGCGTGCGCGAGCGAGTCGATCGATTCTCGAGTGGTGTCGCGCGTATCTACCGTCGGTTTTCTCGCTGCCGTTTTCGGACGCGCATCGATCGATCGCCCGGAAGTTCGAAGAGGTCGTTCTTCGTGGCGGTTGCTTCGCGTACGCGATGCCGCGCGGAAGCGGTAAGACTTCGCTTTCGCTCGCGACTGCGTTGTGGGCAGTCTTGCACGGTCACGCGAAGTACGTACTCGTAGTGACCGCGAACGGTCAGCGCGCGCGACAGACGATCCAGAATCTTATTCTCTGGCTGACGACGGCGCGCGAGCTCATCGAAGATTATCCCGAAGCGTGTTACCCGATTCTGCGCGCCGACGGCAGTCTTCAGCGCATGCGCTTTCAGCTTTTCGACGGCAAGCCGACGCATCTTCGACTTACGTTCGATCGCATTGTACTCGCGTCGATCGATGGTTCGAAGTGTTCTGGCGCGCTCATTCAGTCGGTGCCGCTCCGTGGCGGTTCGTTGCGTGGTCTGCAGCACGCGTTGCCCGACGGCCGACTCGTGCGGCCGCAACTTATCCTGATCGACGACCCGCAAACACGCGACAGCGCGATGTCACCGCGCCAGTGCGAGTATCGGCGTGCGCTCATTCAGTCGGACATCCTCGGCACGATGGCGCACGACCACAAGGCCGCGGTGCTTTGCACGTGCACTGTCATCCGTCGCGGCGATCTCAGCGATCAGTTGCTGTCGCTCCCCGAGTGGAGCGGCGAGCGGATCGGTCTACTTCGTTCGATGCCAACCGATATGGTGGCATGGTCGGAGTACGAACGTGTTTATCGCGAAGCGATCCGCGTGCGCGACTACCAGCGCATCAACGATTACTACCTCGCGCATCGTGCGCAGCTCGATGCCGGTGCGGTGCCGTTCTGGGAGGCGTGTTACGATCCGCGCATCGAAGTATCTGCAATCCAACACGCGATGCATCTTTACTTCCAGGATCGTAACGCGTTCTATTCGGAGTACCAGAACGAGCCTGCAGCGAACGTCGTTGCGGACGATTCGATCGCGATCGCGCCGGAGTCGGTTGCGTCTGCGTTCGGCGATTTCTCGATCGCGCCGTCGGAGCGAGTCGGGATTTACGTTGACGTTCAGGAGCGGATTCTCTACTACGCGGTCGTTGCGCGCGAGAACGACCGTGTGCGTATGGCGTTTTCGACGTGGCCGGAGCAGCATGCGAATTACTACTCGGCGTCGCGCCCGGCGCTATCACTCGAAGGCTTTTATCGCATCACGGCGCCACAGTCGATCGAACGAGGCCTGCACGACTTACTCGCGCAGCTTCGCGTTCGCTATCCGAATAGCTTCGTGCTCGTGGACGCCGGTTATCGCAGTGACATCGTATCGGCAGTGACCGCGATACACGATCGCGTCTATCCGGCTTACGGTCGTTACGTCGGTGCGCGATCGAAGTCTTCGGTCGTTGAGCTGACGAAGCCGGGCGACGTAACAGGCAACGCGTGGCGCATGACGCGCGATCCGGACCGCGCCACGACGAGTGTGCTGATCGATACGAACCGTGCGAAGACGAGTGTTGCGAATCTCTTCGCATCGTCTTCGGTCGAGATCGCGCGAACAGTCGATGCACCGGTCGTGATCGAGCATCTCACGTCGGAGACCGGCGTGGCTACGCAGTCGATCTGGCGGCAGTGCGTCGAATGGACGCTTTTGCCGGCACGTGAGAACCACTACTTCGACTGCCTCGTGGGCGCGCTCGTTGCGCGCGAGATTTTCGATTCGCTCGAGTCGACTACGTCTTCGACTTCGGATTCGAGTTCGAACTGGCTACTCGAAGGACTACTTCGTTATCGTGCGAGGGCGATGTCATGATCGATGACGTTCAGCGACAGCAGCTCATCGAATCGTTAGTTGAGCAAGCGCGGCAGCCGAAGACGGTGACTGTCGATGGCATGACGATTCAGTATCGCGACGTGAGCGAGTTGCTCGAGTTCGTGCGTCAGGCATCGGAACCGAAAGCGGTAGTCGTGAAGATGAACGCGCCGGGAGCGTTAGGATGATTGGGTGGCTGCGTCGAGTCTTCAGTACAAGTGGCAACGCGTCGTCATCGCGAGCGGACGTTTCGTTTCGCGCACGTTACGATGCTGCGGCAACGACTCCGGATAACGCGCAGCACTGGTCGCAAGCGGATTCGCTATCGCCGTCGGCTGCGCTAACGCCGAGTGTGCGGCGTACACTGCGGAATCGATCGCGTTACGAGGTCGCGAACAACAGCTACGCGAACGGCATTGTCTCGACGATCGCGAACTATACGATCGGCACCGGGCCGGTCCTGCAGGTTCGTACTGCGAACGAAGAGCTGAATCTTCGTCTCGAGCGAGCGTGGTCTGAGTGGTGCGCTGCGGTCGATCTGCCTGAGATTCTGCGCACGATGCGTCGCTGCGTTGTCGTCGATGGCGAGGCCTTCGCGATCCTCTGCGACTATCCGCGGCAGCGGACGAAAGTCAAGCTCGCAGTTCGACTCGTCGAGCCGGAGCAAGTTAGCGAGGGTCCAGTTTCTGCGCTCATGCAACCGGTCGAGGGCATCGTCTTCGATGACTACGGAGTACCGGCGGCGTATCACGTTCTGCGGCGACATCCCGGCGACATCGCAGTCGCGGACATCGACTACTCGTACGAGACGATACCGGCGGACTCCGTCATCCACTACTTCCATCGCGAGCGACCGGGTCAGTGGCGTGGCGTTCCCGAGATTACGCCGGCGCTGCCGTTGTTTTCGATTCTGCGTCGATTCACGCTCGCAACTGCAGCCGCAGCCGAGACTGCAGCGAATCTCGCAGCCGTCTTGCAGACCGACTCAGCCGCGTACATTCCGCGTGATGCGGAGCGATTCGCGCGCGAACTCGTCTGGCAATTCGTCGATCTTCGACCGCGTAGTGCGACCGTGTTGCCACCGGGATGGCGACTTTCGCAGATGACGGCGCAGCACCCGACTACGACCTACGGCGACTTTGTGTATCATCTCATGAGCGAAATCGCGCGCTGTCTCAACGTTCCCGTTGTGGTCGCGCTCAACGACTCTTCGCGTGCGAACTTTTCGAGTGGCCGGCTCGATCTTCGCAACTGGTATCGCGCACTCGAAGTCGAGCGAGCGCGAATCGAAGCGATCGTACTTGAGCCGATGTTGCGAGCGTTCTATCGCGAGTGGCGCATTGCTGACAGCGAGGCGTCATCGCTAGTCGGCTTGGGTCGCGAGTTACCGGATCACGAGTGGTACTGGCCTGCGCTCGAGGGTGTCGATCCGGAAAAAGAAGCGAAAGCGCAACGCTTGCGTCTTCAGAGCGGTCTTACGACGTTCGCGTACGAGTACGCGAAGCAAGGTCGTGACTGGATGACCGAGCTGCGTCAGCGAGCGAAAGAGTACGCGCTCGCGAACGAACTCGGTCTCGATTTCCTTTTCGAGAAAGGAGGTAATAGCGATGCCGAAGACGACGAAAAAGTTTCTTCGGATTCGAGCGAAAGCGAGGATTCGCGCACAGGAGAATCCTGAAGACGAGCTTGAAGACGAGGACAAGGACGAAAACAAAGTTACTGCGCAAGACGAAGAGTCGCAGCCAGAGACTGAGGAAACACAGCCAGCGACTGACGATGTCGCATCAGAGCTAAGGAAAATTCAGATCGTTGCGTACACCGGTGGTACGATGACGGTCGAAGGTTGGCCACTACCGGTCGTAGTTGATCTCGACGGTCTCGAGATTCCGACCAACTCACTCCCGATCCGCTACGCACATGATGAGTATGCCGGTATCGGGCACACAACGAATATCGCGATCGAGGGTAACGAGATCGTTGCAGACGCTGTGGTCTCGCGCGACACCGAGTACTCGCGCGACTTTCTCTCGTCGATCGAGAACGGCTTTCCGTGGAAGGCCTCGATCGGCCTCGAGGTCGTCGAGTATCGCGAGATTCCCGACGGCGCGGAAGTCGAAGTGAATGGCCGTTCGTTTACGGGTCCGCTCTACGTAGTCGATCTCGCCGTGCTGCGCGAAATTTCGATCGTTGATGTTCCTGCAGACATCGGCACGTCAGTCGTGGCCGCGAAAGCCGCTCGGAGGGTTGAAATCGTGAAGCGAATTCTCGGTAAGTATCCGCACCTCGCGGAACGTGCGATCCAAGAAAACTGGTCCACGAAAAAGTGTCAGCTCGCTGCCATTCGAGCGAGTCGGCCGAGCAGTCGAGTTGTGCATGCGTTCGATGCCAGCGTGGACACGACTGAGGTTCTTACCGCCGCGATCATGCTCCGCGCCGGCGGTTCGGTCGCGAAGAGCGTCGAGAAGAAGTTCGCGCCGCGGATCGTCGATGCCGCGTCGAAGTATCGCAACCTCGGTTTGCTGCAGCTTGCGCGCGAGTGTTTACGACTCGAAGGCCATCGTGTCGATCCGTACTCTTCACCGATGGATGTGATTCGCGCGGCGTTCAGCGTGCGATCGTTTCCGAATCTCTTACGCGAGTCGGCGTATCGAATTCTCGTTTCGACTTACGAGACGATGCCACCAACGTGTCTGCGAATCTCGCGTATTGTAGAAACTACAAATTTTATGCCACATACACTTGCTCGACTCAACGCATTCGCGCAATTTGAACGTGTACCACCGAGCGGTTCGATCGCGCAGGAGCGTATCGGCGATACCGGTTGGCAAGTGAAAGTCGATACATATGGACGGCTGTTCACGATCACGCATCAGGACGTTATCAACGACGATCTCGGTGCGTTCCTCGCAATTCCGCAGGAAGCTGCGCGTGGTGCGATCATCGCGCTCGAGAATCTCTTCTGGAGCACGGTCGTTGCGAACCCCGGTGGTTTCTTCAGCACCGCGAACGCGAACGTCGTGACGAGTGCGCCGCTCACGATTCCGAATCTCGATCGCGCTGTCGAGCGAATGCTCGCGCAGACAGACCAATTCGGTCAACCGGTCTTCGTGAAACCGAGTTTCCTCGTAGTGCCCGTGGGTCTAAAAGCGACTGCCGAGAATCTCTTTACCGGTGTGCGTGTCGTGATTGCGGGCGGTAGCGCTGAACGCACGTTACCGGAAACGAACGCCTACGCCGGGCAATTCGAGCCGGTCGTTACGCAGTACTTACCCACGAACGGTGCCAATTCAACATGGTACTTGGTTGCTGATCCAGCAACAACACCAGCATTTGCAGTCGCGTTTCTGCGTGGTCAGGAGACGCCGATTATCGAGGAAGTGCAACCGAGTCCGCAGTTCCTCGGTTACTCGGTACGCGCCTACTGGCACTTCGGTGTCGCTTTACTCGATCATCGAGCTGCAGTGCGTGCAACAGCGTAATGGTAATGAGAAACAATGAACGCAGTCCTCAACGACTTTTTCGAGACACTACTTCGCAGTCGCGGCGTTCGACTTCGGTTGCCGAACGGTTCCGAGATCGACGCCGTAGTCGCGCGTCGCGATTCGCAGTCAGTGTCGCTCGGTGGTCAAGTCGCAGCTGACACAACGACGCAGTGCTTCGTTGTGCGCGCGAGCGACTTGCCCGCCGGATATTGGCCACGCGTCGCGGATGAAATCGTCAACGTCGCGACATCGCAGCGGTATATCGTTGTGCGCGCTATCGGTGGCGCGCACGCAACGACTTCGAGTGATCCCTATGGTTTCCTCGTTCGTGTGTGGACGAGATTAGCATCCTAACGGAGGTAAGCAATGAACGTTGTTGTCAAGCATCACGATCTCGTAGTTCCGGTTACGTTTGGTTCCGATATCCCTGCGGGTACAATCTTTTTTCTCGGCGAACTGCCCGCGGTTACGCTCGAATCGATGAGGTCCAACACGCAAGGTGGCGTCGCAGTCGGCGCCGTTATCGAAGGTCCGCGCGAGACTGGTTCCGGTTGGACGCAAGGCACAGTCGTCTATTGGGACGCGGCGAACAGGCGTTTCACGACGACAGCGACCGGCAATAGGCGTATCGGCGTAGTAGTCGGTGGTGACGTTCCCGCATCCGCGACTCGCGTACTCGTGCTGATGGATCGATGATTGCGAACCTACTAGACGCTGTTGTCAATGTGCTCAACGAACCGCCGTTAGCTGCTTCGGTACCGGCAACGAAAACGTGGGCACACTATTGGGTGCTCGCACGCGAGACGCCCGACGTGTGCGTCGTCACGTTCGTTCGTTCCGAGCGCGAGCGACTTTCGCGATCGCGATTTCGATTCCTTCTCGACGTAGAGATTGTTCGCGCTCGGCCGTACGTGGACGCGTCGTCGATTGAGACTGTCGTGAACGACGTGCACTCGATCGCGTCGCGCATTACGAGTCAGGAAGTGCTCGAACGAGGTGACATCGCGTACGCATTCGAGTCGATCTCGTTTTCCGATCCGCTTTACGAGATCGAGGAAGTATTCGACGAAAGTTCGTTCGTGCGCGCGAGTATAACTGCGCGCTACGCTGTGCTGGAGTCGTTGTAATGCCATCGGAGTCGATCGTAAAAGTGAAACAACTCTTTCTCGACCGGCTAGCGGTTACGCGTTACTTCGATCGCAAGACGCTGCGCGTTTTCAAGCGGTTCGGAGCCTTCGTGCGACTAGTCGCGCAGCGAAGTATGCGTCGGCGTAAGACGCCGTCGCCACCGGACCAACCGCCGTCGGTGCGTAAAGGCCAGCTACGAAAGTTGATCTTCTTTTCGCTCGATGAGCGAAAGAAGAGCGTTGTCATCGGACCGACACTATTGCGTTCCGATTCGCCGGTGCCAGCGTTGCACGAGCACAGCGGCGTACGTCGATACGGTGCACGTGTCGCGAAGTATCCGAAGCGCGAGTACATGAAGCCCGCGTTTCGCGAAGGTTTGAAGAAACTGGCGCAGTTTTATAAGGAGGCGAAATCATGAGTCGAACAAGACTAGGGCACCTCGCGAAGCTCTACGTCGATAGCGCGAATAACTGGACCACGCCGACGTGGGTCGAGGTGCCGAATGTCAGTAACCTGACACTAAACCTCTCGCACGCGACCGCAGACGTGACAACGCGGGCGCATGCGGGTTGGCGAACGCAGGTCGCGACGCTGAAAGAGGCGACGATCGAGTTTGATATGCTCGATGTCGCAGGTGACCCGAGCGTCGCGCAAATTCGTCAAGCGTTTTTCGCACGCGGCCAGCTGCACGTTCTTTGTCTCAACGGTTCGCGCACCGAGGTCGGTTCGTGGGGCTTGAAGACGCTCGTCGAGGTGACGCGATTCAACCGCGCTGAGCAGATGGGTCAAGCGATCGTAATCTCGGTTACGTTCGTGGTATCGCCGCTACTCGATGGCACCGTTTATCGCTATCCCGAGTACTTCGAGGTAACGTCCTGATCGCGTGAGGGTCGGTAGTTATGCGACATCGATTTACGGACGAGCATGGCCGCGAGTACGAAGTTGCGCGGATCAGCTTCGCGCGGTACCACGATCTTCGTGATCACGGATTCGATCTTGCGAAGTGGGCCTCGGAGGCGCTTGCACGCGTAGTGCAGCCAAGTACTGCGACCGACAACGCGCAGTCGCAACAATTCGACTACGAGGAGTTTGTGCGCATACTCGCCGACGGCGCCGTGTTCCGCGATCGCAAGACGGCAGAGGCGTTGCTGACAGTACTTTGTCGCGATTCGCTTTCGCGTCACGGTGTGACCGCGAACGAAGTTTTCGAGTCGCTCTACGGTCGATCGATTTGGGAAGCCGAGGTCGCGTTCATCTCGAGGATTCTCGATTTTTTCGAGGGCCATCCCATTATGCGCGAGATTCTCGGCGCCGCGTTGAAGCTGCTGCTGTCGAAAGTCGAAGCGAGTACTGCGATATCGAGTCTTACGTCTGGCACTTCGCCGGCTACCTCGGCGTAGCGCCGTGGGACTT